ATTTTTGTTCAAAAGAATTATTCGATTCTGAACAAACAAAAGTGGTGAAATCTTACAAAGGTAAGGCAATACATCAAATTATAACTGACATTCTTTTAACACAATTGAAAGTTGATCCCAAAAGATTGGACTTGCAAAATTTTGAGAAAACAGTTGGCGTTTATGATTTTCTAATTCCAACACTTCGACCATTTGAGGCAATAAGTTGGTTGTGTACATATGCGAAACCACTAAAGAATGGTGGCCAAGGTGCCGATATGTTATTCTTTGAAACAAAAGATGGTTTTCAGTTTAGATCGATTTCTAGTATTTACAAAGATCGACCATATAAGACATACACATATAATATTAAAAATATTGAAAGTCAAACTTTTGAACAAAAGGCAACCTCTGTATTGGATTATCAATTTGTCAAAGATTTTGACAGTTTGAATGAGATTAATTCTGGTACATTTGTAAACAGAGTTATGTTTTTTGATCCTTTAAATAGATCAATTAATTTTACAGATTTTGATTATACAAAATATACTGGTACAAGACTGAATAAAGGTTCACCAGCAGACATATCGGAGTATACCGATTCAAAAGACAAGAATTATTCGTCAGTCTTGAAATTAGTTGTGTCGAATTCAAATCAAAAATTGAAACCAACATTTCAAGATTTGGATTCGTTTCAAAAGAATTTACCACCAGATGTTTTTATTCAGGAAACTGTGAGAAACAGAACTGCACAACTAGCTTTAGCAAACTATACAATTCTAAAGATTAGAGTGCCCGGTGATACAGGTCTAACAGCAGGTTCAGTTATCAATTTTAATCTGCCAGCTTTAGACTACAAAAGTGGCAGAAAAGAATTTGATAAATTTTATTCTGGTAAATATTTGGTGACAGCTGTGAGACACATAGTCCAATCACAAGGTGTGTTTCAAACTATTTTAGAAATAACTAAAGATAGTTCACAAGGAACATACGTTGATATACGTGCTTAATGGAGAAAAATTGAAATGACGAATTTTTTAGGTAAAGATGGATTAATTTGGTGGGTTGGAACTGTTGAAAATAGAATGGATCCTCTTGGATTGGGTCGTTGTCAAGTTAGAATTTTTGGCTGGCACTATGATGGCAGTAAAGATTCACAACAAAAGATACCGGTGAGTGATTTGCCTTGGGCTCTACCAATATTACCATGCAATAATCCAAAGTCATTTTCTTCACCAGAATTAAATGATTGGGTAGTTGGTTTCTTCTTTGATGGTTTGTCTGGTCAGTTTCCTGTGATGTTTGGTGTCATTCCTGGTTTTGTACCCACAGCAGAAGATAAAAATATTGGCGGAAACGATTATTTCATTTGAGGTATAAATGGCAACAGAAAAAAAACCAACAACAGTCAATATAGGCGGTTTTGACTTAATAAACTTCAAAATCACGGAAACATTTCCACCCAACTCAACGTTTTCCCGTATGTTTGCGAAACCTGGTGTGCAAACGACACCGGCTTTGGCTAGAGGTTATGTTCCGGGATCAGCAATTGATCTTATGAATAGGAACTTGACACACGTATGTGATTTCAGATTCATTTTTAATATTGATATTTTTGCGTCTTTGGGTTTGGTCAATCCAATTGCTGCAATACAACGCGCAATTCGTAATGCCAAATTGAAAGCAGCAATCCGTATGAGAGATTTGTTGCAGAAAGCAATTGAAGTTGTCAAAAAAATAATGAAGGCAATAACTACGGCATTAAATTTTGATCCTTCTGGGCAAATCTCTTTGGTTGTTGATTTTGCAAAAGATACAATCAGAAGAGTAAATCAAGCCATCGAAGATGTTGCTGATGCAATTGAAAGTGTTTTGCAATGGGTGTTTTTTGCACAACAAATTATTGAATTGATAAATTGGATTAAAAGTTTACCAGAAAAAATTAAAAATTTATTGTTGGCTTGTATTGCCAATTTTACCAATTCATTGAAGCAAGCAGTTGACAGTATAAAATCTATTCCAAGTCAAATTGCAGACGCGACAGTTGGTCAAGCAAGACGAATTGCTGATCAATTTGTTGGTGCAGTAAAGGAAGTTGAAGATGCCACAAGAATTGAATTTAATAACGATTCACAAAATTATTCTCCAGAACTTCTATCTTTGATAAATGATCCAACGGAAAATAACGCCAATAATTTCATAACATATATAAATCAAAATACACCGAATGCGAATGCTGCGTTTGCAAATACAACCGGAGCATTAATGCAACAATCTTCTTCACCCTAATAAATTATGGCAACAACACAAACACTAGAAGATGGTACAACCATACAATTTTTCGATGACGGTTCAACACTGGTAACCGACAATGAAGGAAATATAAGTTCTTCACCGGCAACCGATGGACCTATAAACAAACCACAAAACGTTCTTGCATGGACTGAACCCGAATCTGCTGCAAACAACGATTATCAGCCTGTATATCCGTACAATAATATAACACAGACAAAAGGTGGGCATTCATTTGAAATGGATGATACACCAACCCGTGAACGAATTCGACTACAACACAAGTCTGGAACATTCACAGAGATACACCCAAACGGTGATGAAGTACACAAAATTATCGGTGATGGTTATCACATCGTTCTGGGTGATCACAACATCTCTATTGGTGTAGATGATGGCAAATTAGCAAAAAAATTAAACATCACAGTTAATGGTGATGCCTATTTCTATGTAAAAGGTAATAAAGTTGAACAAATTGATGGCAGTGTTGAACAGTACATTAAAGGCGATTACACACAGACTGTACAAGGAATACACACTGTAACATCTTTCGGTAATATGAAGATTAATGCTGGTTCGAATCCTGGGCTTGTCCCTGGATTACAAAGTAAACTGACAATCAAAACATCTTTAGTTAATGTGAGTGGTGATCTTCAAGTTGAAGAAGCTTTGTCATCTGGTTATATTTTTTCTAGAGGAAGAATAGATGCTGGCTTGGGTGTTGCTGCTGGACCATATGGTTTCAATTCTCTTCTTGGTGGTATCTCAATTGGTCTGCCAACTCCAGCAAAACCAGCCACGATCATGTGTTCTGGTCCAATAACTTCTTATTCAAGTATGTCTGCACCACTCGGTACTTACGGAATATCATCCTCGATACTTGGTTTCGATGTTATAAACACACTTTTGAGAAAAATACACACACATATTGCGAAAGGTGGTCCAACTAGCCCACCACTTCAACAAGAAACATACATTTAAGGATTATATTATGTCTGGAGTATATGCACTACTAGAATTTGACACCACAGATCCTATTGCCAACGGCGCAGTGGAAGAATTGAGTCAGTCGGTTCAAACGCAAATGAAAATGATGCCAAAGATGTTGCAACCTTGGCAAGAAGCTGATTTGATTTCGGATGAACAAGAACAATATTTTGTTAATCCGATGGCCAACATCACTAATACGATTTGGTCTACAGCAAATTCTTGCGTTGCACAATCTTTTAATCCACTTGCAACCGCAGGTTCAGGTGGTGCATCCAGTTATTGGGATGCAGCCAATGGAAATATAATCATCACTTTTACTAATCCTGGTGTCGAAAGTGTTATGAATGCCGCTTTGATGATGGTGAAAGAACTTTCAACAAATGTGTCAAATAATTTTATGATACACACGAATCGAATATCAAATGTCATTCCATTGGAATTTGATATAACTTTGCCACATTATGAAACTGCGATAGGTTATGGAAAAATGGTAATGTATATTACCAATCAAACAGACAATATACAAAACAACTCACCAATGATTGGTAGTTTTTCCAGTCTATTTTTAGCAAATACACTAGGTGATTATGCAAATTCGTTTGTTTCGATTAATAATGTTTATGTTGGATCGATTGTGGCTAACGTTTCTTCACTAAGTTTGACGGATGCAAACCAATTTTCGAATGCAGCCAACCTAGTTTCCAGTACAATGGATACTTATAGACAAAAAGACACCAATTTCTTTCAAAACTCACAAATGATTGTTGATAGATACAATGATGTTAGTCAATTCAATAGAGTCGGTCAAACCGAACTGTTTTTAATTAATAACTACATCGGAACTCAGAATTTGAAGAACAATCTGGCAAATAGCAATATTATTTCCTAAAATTTCGAAATTTTTCGTTCCGGCCCAAGAATTTTCTCCGACGAAACCAAAAGTCCAAAAAAGCGTTTTACTCCTACGCATAAATAAAAGATGGCACAAACACTAAACAAACTATATTCGGACATAGATTTCACCTTCACCAGAGTACCGGTGACTGGTGATGTTGCCGTTAGTTATGATTTTCAAGCTGTCACACGCTCTGTCAGAAATTTGTTGCAAACAAATAACTATGATAGACCTTTTAATCCTGATCTGGGTTCAAGATTGAATGCATTATTGTTCGAACCAATGAATCCTTTGACGGAAAACAGTATACAAAACGAAATTGCTCTGATGCTTGAAGCTTATGAACCTAGAGTAATTTTGCAAAAGGTGAATGTGGAAGCAGATGATGCTAGGAATGCCTACAATGTGACAATAAGTTTCTTCTTACAAAATGCTACCACACCAACATCAATAACAATACTTTTAGAGAGAAACCGATAAATGGCTGGAGCAAATAGCAATATTCAGATAACGGATTTGGATTTTAATGACATTAAAACCAATCTGAA